ACCGTGCTGCGCAGAAGCAGGAGCTGATGGCATCTAAGGCGTCAGCGATCATCGGCTACAAGCAGGCGCTGCTGGGCTTGGAGCAGCAGCAGCTGGACCGCGCCTATGAAAACGCCAAGACTGCTGAGGAGCGGCTTGCGATCGCCGTCAGGCAGTTCCAGCTGGCAACAGAGATGGCGAAGCTGGAATACGAAGCGCAGAAGGCGGCTAATGCCCAGGCCGTGCAGGCCGTTGAGCTGCAGATCAAGAAGAACCAGCTGAAGCTGAAAGAGGTGCAGGCAGAGCGTGCCTTGGCACTGGCACGTGGACAGGACACCGCGCCCTATGACGAGGCGCTAGCAGCGCAGCGAGATGTGATCAAGTTCAGCCAAGACCAGCTCAAGGTCACCAAAGAAATCGAAGCGCTCAACAACGGCGTGGCGGCAGCGCAGTACAAACAGAAGGTCTTGTCGGCTGAGGTGGCACTGAGTACCAAGTTGCAGTCGGACGAGATCGGTATTGCCAAACAGCGTGCTGACGAGATGGCCGCGGCCTATGCACGGACAGCGGTTGCGGCCACCAATGCGGCGAATGCCATCGCTGCTGCCAACCGCGCAGCAGCAGGCGGTCAGGCGGCCACTCCAATGCCAACGGGATCAATGACGATCTCTGCTGGTGGTCAGACGATCAGCAAGAAGTTCTATGCCAACGGCGGATACGTCACCGGGCGGACCAATGCGGTGATCGGCGAAGGTGGCGAACCTGAGTACGTGATCCCTTCGTCGAAGATGGCGCAGGCAATGGCGAACTACAGCGCTGGCGCCCGTGGCAATGCGGTGCTTGGTGGCGGCGCCCCGCAGGTAAACGTGACCTACAGCGGCAGCACGGTAAGCCTGAACGGGCAGGATTACATCAGCCGCAAGGATGTCCCAGGTCTGCTGTCGAGTGCTGTCAATCAGACCATTGCCACGCTGGGCGGCAGCCCATCAGCACGTAAGCGGGCTGGAGTGAACTGATGGCGACCGGTGTTGCGACCTACGTGCGGTTCTACAGCGGGACGGTCACCTACGCACAGTGGCAGAACTTCTACCAAGGCACGAGCTACGGCCACACATTCCAGAACTTCAACGCAGGCTCTGGCGTGGTGACCCGAACCGCGGATGAGGCAAGCTCTAGCCTGAGTTTGCCTGCGGTCCCGAGTCTGGTGCAGTTCGTCAATGCGGCGCTGCAGGGTCAATATCTTGTTGAGCTGAACCTCTACACCGTGGATCCAGCCTCAGCAGCAGGCACCCGCACGCTGGTGTCGTCGTTCCTTGGTGAGGTGGTAGGCGCCACCATCGACCCTGTAACGATCACGATGGAGCTGGGCTTGGCGTTGGACAGCCTGACCGCTCAGATCCCAGGGCGGCGCATGACCACCGCTTTGATCGGCAACGTGCCCAAGCTCTGATGGATCGGATCTACCCCCAGGATGCCTCCCGTGCGCTGTCGTCTGTGCAGCGGCGAGACGAGACGGGTCGTGGTGTCGAACTAGAGCGTGCGCAGGATCTAGCGCAGGTCGGTGACACGGTGCCGCTGGCGTTCACGCGTTGGGAGAACGATATTGGCGGGCTGTGGCTGGCGGCATATCTGATCCGTCTTGGCATCAAGGAGCGCAACCTCAGCCTTGTGTATCTGCTGAGTCAGGGGAGACTGGGGACGATCGCAGCAGAGGCGATCTACTACGGCAGCGGGCTGTGGAAGGGTCTGAGCGAGATCTACTGCCAGGGTTACGAGCAGATCCCACCGTGCGTGGACATCGTGCCTGGTGATGTGTCGTGGCAGCAGACCGTTGACGCGGAGGGGCCGTCCCTGCCGTCAGATGCAAAAGACAGCAGCGAGTTCACAGGTAAGAGCACGTACACGATCGGGTTCAGCCTGAAGATCACGGGCGAGTGCTACGTATCTGTTAGCTCTAACTTCGTTGCAGCGAATCAGTATTACCCAGAGAACGTGTTTTACAACGGTGCATATTGGCCGGTAGAGCCCGTTTACCTTGAAACCGAGCAGCGCACTATTAGTCGCAACATCAAGAAAAACATCGATGCAAATGTCCCATTTACGAACATGGTGACTGGCAACGATGGTGTGCGGTTCAACTACACATATGGATACCAGTCGGATCAAGTCTTGGGGCGGAGACTTGATGTCACCGTGTATAGCGCGGTGCGCTACCGCTACCGGGTGATCAGGGAGTCAAATGGGGCAGTTGTCAAGGATGGCACTCTCTGGGTTAAGCACGGGGAAACCACTCTGTCGATTACGGGCTTGCCGCCTGCAAAATACAAAATCGTCTTTGATCAGTTGTACCAAGAGCGGACGGCAAATGTCCTGTTCGATTACGTGCCAACTCAGAACAGCACTGGAGCGTATGACTCACAGTACAAACGAACGATCGCGTACACGGCGAATGCTTGGCAGGCATGGAACCATCAAAAGGCGATGCTGGCAAAAGACAAGACAACCGCACAGAATATCAACCCCAGCATCGGCCGTTTGACGCAGCGGTTTACGGTCGAGGACGTGACAGAGACGTTGCGGATCGATGCTGGCGTACAGCCTGACAACACAGCATCAGGGCTGTTCAAGGATCTGAGCCTGCTGGGTCTGAAGGGCAATGTGGACATCATCCGCCCGCCCGATGGCCCCGAACACTTCAAGCAGGTGACGGCGTTGATTCGTGACGGCATTGAGGTGCAGCGTCTGCTGGCAGGCGATGCGGTGGGTAGCAGCAACGTGTTCAGCGACCTGGTGTTGCACCTGATGCGCAAAGCGATCCGCGAGGAGCAGATCGACATTGAGGCGCTGCGCAGGACCGCTGCGTTCACTGCAAAGTACGGGCTGCGGTTTGACGGGGTACTGAGCACCAGCCAGAACCTGCGTGAGTGGCTGCAGGCCGTTTGTCCATACTTCCTATGCCATGTGCGTCAGGCGAACGGGAAGATCGGCATTGTGCCGACGCTGCCGGTCGACGCTGCAGGCACGCTGATCACGACGGTGATCAGCCCGTCGCTGTCCTTCACGCAGGACGAGCTGGCGAATTACAGCCGCACGTATGCCCCCGCTGCAGATCGCAAACCGTTCTGTGCGGTGATGGTCTACGCCGAGCAGAACACGACGATCCCAGGCGGCACGCTGACCGTTGAGGTGCGCTACACGGGGCAGGCAGAGTCGGGACCATTTGAGCAGCACGACCTATCGGAGTTCTGCCTGCAGCGCCAGCACGCTGAACTGGCAGCGCGGTATGTGTTGGCACGGCGGCGTCATGTGACGCATAGTGTCCAGTTCACAACAGCGGACAAAGGGCGGCAGCTACTGCCAGGTGAGATCATCCGCGTCACGATGGCCTCGCTGGGCGACAACTGGCTGTATCAGGTCGACATGGTGGAAGAGTCGCCTGACGGGGTGGTTACGGTGGCGGCAACACACTTCCCTGTGGACAGCCAAGGTCGACCACAGATCACTCTGGACATCATCAGCACTGCTATGGAGGTTTCCTGATGGCCATTGCCGCCTTCCCTGCTATCGCCCCATCGGCCCGTGGCTGGCAACCTGGCATCCAACCGTCAGGCACGTTTGTCAGCTTGAGCGGCTACGAGACACGGATCTCCTACGGTGCAGCCGCCGTGGGTGCCAGCCTGTCACTCGCTTGGAACGTCCTAAAAGAAGCGGATGCTCTGCAGATCGTCACCCACTATGGGCAGTCTGCAGGGACGGAGGTGTTCAGCTTGCCGAGCACAACATGGGCGGGGATGAGCAGCCCTCCTGGTGGTCTGTGGCGATATGACGGAGCACCGTCGGTGACGTGGCTGTCGCCAGGTTTGGCCAGCGTTCAGGTGTCCTTGGTGCAGGTTCTAAACTGAGAGCACCGCCAGTCTGCTGTCCATGGCCCGTCAATACTCTGGGCAAGACGCTGCCCTCTACGTGGACGGGGCGAAGGTGGGGCGTGTCACGTCATGGTCGATCGACGGCAACGTCGACGCACTAGAAACGACAACGCTTG